ACAGTCACAAATCCAGCAACAGGCATTTACATCTCAGGCGGTATTGCTACGGTCCCAATCAATTTGACTGGTTACACTGCAGCCTTGCAGATCCGTTCTTTGCCTGAAAGCCCAACGGCTGTCTTATCTTTGGCTACGGGTGGAAACGGCATTACAATTCCAACCCCAACCAATGGAACCGTGGTGGTTCAAGCAACGGCTGTTCAAACTCGAGCAATCATCGCTGGAACCTACTACTATGACATCGAGATAACTTCTCAAGGTGGAATTGTTTACCGATTGGCACAAGGCCAGGTCGTTGTATCAGCGGAGGTAACCCGATGAGTGATGACGCAGTAATCATCCAGCCAGTAATTCCAACAGTTGTTATTTCATCTCCAGGTCCGCAAGGCCCAGGTGGTGGAGAGATTTTCTATGTTCACACGCAAGCAATCGCAAGCGCTGTGTGGACCATAAATCACAACTTAAACGGCGAACCCACCGCCGTTGTATTAGACTCTGCAGGAACACAATGTGAAGGCACATTTTCTTACCCAAGTAAAAGCCAAATGGTGATAACCTTTACCAGTGCTTTCAGCGGCACTGCTTATGTGATCTAGGAGAAATAAATGGCCCGTAAATTTTTAGTTTCGATTGATCTAAATAAAAACGAATTACAGAATGCGGTAATTCAAAACCTAGCAACAGCACCTGCTACTCCCTCTGCTGGACAGGTTTATTACAATACAACTGACAATCAACTTTATATTTACAACGGCACACGCTGGGAAGTTGCTGGCAATGCCGTGCAATCAGGATTACTTGCCGCACGCCCTGCTGCTGGAACTGTTGACGCTGGAACTATTTATTATGCAACAGACACATATCTTTTCTATTATTCAAACGGATCAACATGGGCGCAAACTAATCAATTTGGAACAGTAACTGCGCAAACAAGTTATGGTGCATCAAGCGGTAACGGAACAGCAACTGATTATGCACGCTCTGATCACACTCACGGAACACCAGCACTTGGAACAGCAACACCAAATGCAATAAGTGGTGCAGCAGGTTCTGCAGGTTCTGCAAGCACACCTTCTAAAGAGGATCACACACACGCCTTCACGCCATCACAAGATTTGGCAATGGCAGGATTTAAATTAACAGGCCTAGGTTCACCAAGCGCAGATACAGACGCCGCAAACAAAGGTTATGTTGATGGCGTTGCTCAAGGTTTAGATGTAAAAGCCTCAGTCCGTCTTGCTACAACAGGCGCTTTATCAGCATTTACTTTCACTTCAACAGGTGGCGGCACACTCACAGGTGATGCTAATGGCGCTTTATCAATCGATGGAGTCACTCCAAGCGTTGCAGATCGTATTTTAGTTAAAAATGAGACAAGCGGTAACGCACCATACAACGGTATTTATGTAGTCACTACTGTTGGTGATGGCTCAACACCTTATGTCTTAACACGCTCATCAGATGCCAACACATCTGCCGAAGTTACAGATGGCATGTTCACATTCGTTGAACAAGGCACATCATTAGCAAGCACAAGTTGGGTTTTAACTACAAATAATCCAATTACCCTAAATACAACAGCATTAACTTTTGCTCAATTCTCAGGCGCAGGAACTTACACAGCCTCAAATGGTGTGTTACTAACTGGCACTAACTTTACCTTTGAACCAAGAGCAGGATACGGTTTACAAACAGGCTCAACTGGCGCTGAAATCAAACTTGCCACAACATCAGGTCTTAATCTAACATCTGATCTAGCGGTGGGTGCTGGCAACGGTATATCTGTTCTAACAAACACCGTAGCAATCGACTCAAGTGTTGTTGTATCCAAATACTCAACAAATGTTGGCGATGGTTCAGCAACTTCCTACACAATTACACACAACCTCGGAACAAGAGATGTGATTGTTAGCGTTTATGAGGCCAGCGGTTCTTACGCTGAAGTCATTTGCGATGTCAATCACGCAACAACGAACACAATCACGCTGTTGTTCTCCGTGGCTCCAACCCTCAACCAATACAGAGTTGTGGTCCACGCTTAAGCAGTAAAAGGAGATACACATGGGTCTTAGAGACCGTATCGCAAAGGCACTACTGCAAGGTCAAGTGGAAAAGGGACCAAACCTGCCAGCAGGAGCGGTGACTTTAACAGAGACACAGATGCGTTTAAATGCGCTAAATCAACTTGCGCAAAACTACGGTAACTCAACCCCGTTGCCTCGTAATCCTTGGCTTGCTGGAGTTCCTTTTGGACCTGGTAGCCCAATCACACCTGGCGCTATTAACCCTGTTCGGGAAGATGGCCGCCCTGATCCACGCCGTTATGAATTTCAAGTTGCTCAGAACATTAACATCACTGAAACACGGCTGGTTCCATTTAAAACATTACGAGCAAGCGCCGATCAAATTGATATCTTGCGCCGTTGCATCGAGGTAATTAAAAACAAAGTCACAGGTTTAGATTGGGACATCACCCTTGGAACAGATGCGTCTGAAAAGATTGCAGCAACTTCAGGTGGAGACCATGTTCGGGCGATGGCAAAGGCTCGTGAAAAATACACCGATGAAATTACTCGCATGCGTACCTTTTGGGAGAACCCTGACCGATCAAACGGTCTTACTTTCTCTGATTGGTTGATGGTTGCGTTAGAAGAAATACTTGTCGTTGACGCTTGGGCTGTTTGGCCACAGCGTGCAGTTAACGGAGACCTGTATGGGCTGCAGATCTTGGATGGCACAACAATTAAACCACTCCTAGATGATCGTGGTATGCGGCCCATGCCTCCAACAGCAGCGTTCCAACAAATTCTTTATGGCTTTCCTCGTGCAGAATTTACAGCCAACGATGATGATCCAAAGGCTGATGGAGAATTTACATCGGATGACTTGCAGTACATGATCCGCAACCGCCGAACCACTTCCGCTTATGGTTTTAGTCCAACAGAGCGAGCGCTTCCTTTGGCTGACATTTATCTGCGCCGTCAGCAATGGATCAGAGCCGAGTACACCGATGGTGTGCTGCCTGAGTTAATGTTTACAACCGATGAGAATTGGGGAACCAACCCTGATTTGCTTCGGGCTTATGAAAACATATTTAATGATGATCTAGCAGGTCAAACACAACAACGCAAGCGTCTGCGTTTACTTCCTGCAGGAATGACACCAGTTCAATTTGAAGCCTATGGTGAAAAGTTTAAAGACACACTTGACGATTATTTGATCACATCAATATGTGGTCACTATGGCGTACAACCAGCCGAGATTGGTTTCTCACCAAAAGGCGGACTGGGCGGCGCTGGTTTCGAGGAGGGGCGGGCTGAAAGCGCCGAGGCTATCGGAACCCAACCATTAGTTAACTGGATCAGCAAAATGCTGACAAACATCTCATACACATACCTTGGTATGCCTCGAGAACTTGAATTTAAATTAATGACCTCAAAGCGTTTGGACAACGAAGCCAATGCTCGCAAGAGTCAGATTGAAGTTACATCAGGTGGCAAAACAATAAACGAACGCCGATCTGAATTAGGCCTTCCATTACTTGATACACCACAAGCAGATATGCCGATTTTGCAGGCTGGCGGTTCAACTTTCCTATTTAGTCCTGATGGAATCATTGATGCAGCAACCGCTGCTGGTGCGCCCGCTTTAGAAGGACCAAACGCAACTCCAATTAAGCCAGCCACTCAAATTGGGCAAAAGCCTAAAGAAGAGCCTGGCGTTAAAGAAGAGGAAGAGATCGACAACGAAACAAAGAATGAAGTCAAAGCCTTTATGAAATGGGCAAACAAAGGTAAAAGAGCAAGACTCTTTGAATTTAAAGCCTTAGATCCGATTGTTGGCGATGCTTTGAACCGTTGTGCTTATGAAGGGGACTTGGAAAGCGCTAGGGCGCTCGCAAAGGCTTATCTAACATGACCTGGGGGCCTCTTAAGGCCGATGGGCGCATGGCTGGCAAAAACGCAGTCAAAATTCGTGCAGCCTTGTCACAAACTGGTGACTTTAAAAGAATTTATGCTAGTTATCTTTTAACTCAACCAAATGTTTCAGATAATCGTGCGCAAGATCGGGCAAGAGCAAGAGCCTGGGTGATGTTAAATGTTCGAGTTAACATGATGGCTTTTATGGGTGTAATGGAAAGAGTCTATGCCGAAGGATGGGTGACTGGTGAAGCAGGAGCCAACGAAGCCCTGGCTGAAGCCTATGAAAAACGCAAAGCCGCAGACGATGATTTGATTGACTGGTCTACTTGGAACCCTGGAGATTACGCTGCTGCGCTTTTATTAAAACCAAGCAAAGCCTTCCAACGCTTCCTGGCT